TAGATGAGTGTCAGAATTTAAATTTTCACGAATTGGATACGATTATCACAAGGGTTGGTCAAGACTCAAAGATTGTATTTTGTGGAGACTTTGATCAGACTGATTTATTAAAACAAAACGAGAAGAACGGACTTCATAGTTTTTTGCGTATTCTAGAGGAAATGGACGAGTTTAATTGTACAGAATTTACTTTGGGTGATATAGTTCGCTCTGGTTTTGTTCGTAATTATCTTATTAACAAGATTAAACTTGGCATTGGTATAGAGTAAATAATAATATGGGAACCAATGACTTTTACAAGATATGGAAGCCCAAGTTAATGGATTTTTTTAGAAACGAGTTCTCACACTCTTTAGGGCCTCGTTTTACAAAAGATGATGATATGGACTTTATGATAAAAGAGAATGTTATTAGCGACTCCTTAGTATCAAAAATTAATTCAGCAATTGATGCTGGTGACTATAAAAAAAGATACAGTAGACCAAATATAATTGATGATTATACACCAGACAAGGAAACTTCAGAAGAAATTTTTGATTCTGTTGTGTCTGCATTTGATCTAGATAAGTTTATGCCAAGTCTTAAAACTCCGCATTTTGATATTAAGGTATGGCATCGACCAAGTACTTTACATGCTGATGACCGCTTTCGGGATGGATATACATGTGTCGTACCTTTAAAATTTACAGAAAAAACAGAAGCAGATGGTGTAATAAAAGATGATAATGGTCATTATTTTTTGACACAAGTAGAATCATCTGATTATATTAACCATGATTCTCGCTCTTTTAGAGAATTCGCAGGAACCAACAATGTTTGGTTAGAAAGAAGAACAGAGATGTTGGATGTTTTTCAAGAATTGCTTGCTGAGGGAACGCCAATCCCTTGGCCTGATCATGGTTTAGCACTTTGTGATAATGAATATTTTGGTGAATACGCTTTGTTTGGGGAGTATAAAAAAGCACAACAAGATTCTGAAGGGGAATGGAGAACTCAGTTCGGTACATTGGTAAAAGACAATTTGGATGATGTAACTAATTTATTAGATGAGGTTGATCAGAGTGAAACAGAGAGAAAAGTATATGCGGTTCCAAACATATTATTAGGTCATAATTCTTTAAAGGGAAATGATCGACTTAAATTAAAGCATGTTTTACCCTGGAAAATCGGTGCAGCGTCTTTACATAGACCAACATATATGCATTGTGCTACAGATTGGAGTAAGATTGGTACTGAAAAACGTCATGTGTTCTTCATGATAAAAGTTCCTGGTTATGATAAATAATAAATATGAGTAAAGAGATATACTATTGTCCTGATTGTGAACATTCTGTAAAAGTTTCAGAATCTCCAGCAGAAGATTGCCCACAATGTGGATGTCCTGCTGAAGATTTTGAAAAAGAGTGGGGGTTTCTTAGATTTTATGAATTTTCTAACGAAGGGGAAGAATAATGGATATAGAACAACTTAGACACGAACTAGCAAAGGATGAGGGGGTTATACATGAAGTATATCTTGATCATCTGGGCTATCCTACTTTTGGAATCGGACATCTTATTAAGGATAATGACCCCGAATATGGTTGTGAAGTAGGAACTGCAATTATGGAAAATAGGGTCATTGGTGCTTTTGAAGAAGATATAAAAATAGTTGTAAAAGACTGTGAAAAACTATATTCTAATTTTTTATATTTGCCTGAAGAAGTCCAGTTGATCATTGCAAATATGATGTTCAATATGGGATATACAAGGTTGAGTAAATTTAAAGGTATGAAACGGGGCGTTGATTCTGAAGATTGGAATGCCGCCGCAGATGAAATGGTAGACAGTCGTTGGTATCGACAAGTTACCAATAGAGCAGATAGATTAGTTAAAAGGATGAGAAATATTTTGTAATGTTTAATCATGTGAAGTGTGAGTTGCCGCAGATTTCGGCAACAACAACTGATGGTGTTCGTCTATATGAAACACCAGAAGGTAATAAATACCCGTCAATTACAACCATATTATCAGTACGCAAAAAAGAAGGACTGATGGAGTGGCGTAAACGTGTTGGTGAAAAGACTGCAAACTATATTGCTGGTAAGGCCGCAGCTCGTGGCACTAAAGTTCATCATATGTGTGAAGACTATTTAAATAATGATTTTGATGATAAAAAACACAAAAAAGATTTCCTGCCCTATTGTCTTTTTCAACAACTGACATCAGTGTTGCAAAATATAGATAACATCCATGCACAAGAAGCAGGACTTTATTCTGATAAATATATGGTGGCAGGTCGAGTTGATTGCATAGCAGAGTATAACGGCAAACTTTCTATAATAGATTTCAAAACCTCAACTAAAGAACGTAATGATAATTGGAATGAAGATTATTATATTCAATGTTCTGCCTATGCAGAAATGTATGGGGAATTAACAGGGACAGAAATAAAGCAGATAGTTATTTTATGTGTAACCGAAGATGGTACTGTACAAGAATTTATAAAAGAGAAGTTTGATTATCTTGATGCGTTGCAAGAAACCGCCGTAGAATGGAGAGCAAAAAATGAAACAACTTGTGATATTAACACTGTTTCTTTTGATGGGGTGTCAAACCACTGACGTAACACCTAAATCTGTAGAAAATACAATGCCTGATCCATCTGTAATGGATGCTATACCGGCGCTTACAATAAATATACCTCAAATGTGTATGACTGCTGAGGCTTATGAAGGTGCGTTTGGTAAGTTTAATGAAAAAATTATGATGACTTGGATAGTCGATGATGAGGCACAAGAAGATGAAAGCAATAATAATTTTGGAATATTAGCATATAATAAAGAGAAGAAAACTATGACTGTATCATATACATTAATGATTGTTAATAAAGCGACACGCAAACGTCATGAAAGAATTTGTATTGCAATGACGGGAGTGAATGCCGAAATACAGCAATTATATGATGCTGAAGAAACCAAAACTATATCTATGGATATATATAAATAACTAAAAATTAAGGAGATTTTTATGTTTAAACGCCTTTTTTATATTATAATTACAACATGTTTGATGTTAACTTCTGTTTCCGCTGAAGAAGCTGTGGAAGCACCTGTGAAAATGATCACAGAAATGCTTTATCCTACTGTTATGATAGATTTAACACAAGGAGCCGGATCAGGCACGGTTATTTTTAGTAATGCGAGAAGTGATAAATCTTGGGAAGAAGAAGGCGTTTGGACGTTAGTGCTTACCAATCATCATGTAATTAATAATGCCATTACTATTAGTGAAGATTTTGATCCTAAAGTAGGTAAATCAATAAAAAGAGAAACACGCCGTCCTGTACATGTTCGTTTGTGGGATTATAATGACTACAGTACAGCAGTAGGAACTACAGGCCGGGTAGCACGGATTCTTGCATGGGACAAACAACGTGACCTCGCTCTATTGCGACTTGATGATAAAGAACGTATAATTAAACATGTTGCTCATCTTTGGCCAGAAAAGGTTGGTGGCCCTTACTTATTCCAGACAGTATGGGCGATTGGTAGTGGTATGAGCAATCCACCCTATCCAACTCAAGGTTTGTTGAGTGGTATCAGTGGTAAAGATAACGCTGGTCGTTCTTTGTATCTTTCGAGTTCGCCTATTATCTTTGGTAACAGTGGTGGAAGTCTTTGGGCTTATAGTAAGAAACGAGATAAGTATGAACTGATTGGTGTTCCTTCCATGGCTGGTGCATATGGTTGGGGTAGTATTGTTCCCCATATCGCCTGGTCAAGACCTATTCCTGAGATTCGGGCATTTCTAAGAGGGAATGATTTTGGGTTTGTTGTTGGTGATAAAGATACTCCGAAGCCAGAGGAAAAAGAAGAAAAAGAAGAAAAGGGGAGTTGACAAATACTACTGTTATGTGGTATAAATAAAGAACAATTCAATGATATGGATTGAAAGACGGGCAGGACATGGGTGCAATTCCCATCGCCTCCACCAAAAGAAGATTATGATAAGAAAAAAAACTGGAACCAACAATGCAAAAAACTCCTTTAATAAAAGAGGTAGGTCGATTGATGTTTAAGGGATATATTGCCTGGTCAATTTGTGCAGATGTTATTCTTGTTTCTGGCATAGTTTATTTAATCTTTTTTTGAGGGGGGCGATTTAGGATCGACTGACGTTGAATAGAGAAGTGGAGAATTGTCGGGTGACTGCGTTATTGGTCAAATTAGTAAATGCAAATGATAATTTTGCGTCTGAAGAGTATGCACTAGCTGCATAGTCTCATAGAGTTTGGTGATACTTAGTAACAGAAATCACCAAAGGAGTTTTGGTAGTTTCTCCTCGATGCAAAAACTACCATTTAACACACACAGACACAAGGAGAAATAAAATGTCTGAAGGTAAAAACCCATACGAACTACGATTCGATGTTCTTTCAATGGCGAAAGATATGATGGATCGTCAATATGATTTAGCAGTAGATGCCACACATATGGCAATGGA